GAAAAGACCGACCATGCTCGTCAAGGCCATGCTCAATCAATTGAGTTTGGACCTAGACTTGTCCGTAGAGCGCGATCTTCGACGTGTCGAAGATCGTTGTGAACACGAAGGGCTTTCGTTCTTAACGATTACCCTTCCTCAGCTCTCAGATGCACTTGACAGTGCTCTAGAGTCTGGGACGTTCACGTGTCCTAGCAGTTTTGCTAGGCACGGAAGTCTCCCCCGTTTTATGGGAGGTTTCTTCAAACGTGTGTTCAATAAGGACGGTGTTCTACTCAACGAACCCTGCCCGTATTCCATCGCTGGTATACGGCAAGTTTGTCGTTTCTTTAAGAAACTCAAACGAGAGTGTCTCCCCCGGTTTAACCGAAGGGCAACACAGCATTTTGTTGATGTAGAGAGCGAACTCCGACGGATGACCTCTCAAGTTGAGAGAAAGGATGTTATCCTTGACAAGATCTCAGGACTACTATGGTCTCAGGTTTTTCCTGAACCTAGCTACCTTGATTTTGTTTGTCATCACGGTCCTGGTGTCACTGCGGATCGTTATCTTGCTAACGCAAGGTATAGGATTCGAAAGTGGAACCAGCGATCGGAGTACACCTTCCCATCTGACCTCCACTGCTACCCCAATTACGGAGCAGCAGCAGAAGGAGCCAGAGGTACAAAGGAAGGTGGCGCCGCCGAAGACGGATTGGCATACTTGGAATTACGCGATGAACTCGCGGTCCGAGTAGTCTTTGTTCCGAAAACGGCGACGACGCCGCGAGTAATCGCAATTGAGCCTTCACATATGCAGTATATGCAGCAGTCGATTAAAGACTACTGTTATACTACTATTGAGACTCATGCGCTGACAAGGAACTCGATCAGATTTTCTGATCAGACTCCGAATCAGATGCTCGCTCACCGTGCAAGTAAGGATAGACGACTAGCTACGCTAGACCTGAAAGATGCATCGGACCGTGTACATTTACACTTAGTCCAGCGCATCTTTAAGAACTCAGGGCTACTCGATTACCTCGAGGATGCTCGTTCCTTACATGCTACGTTACCAGACGGCCGCAATTTGGTACTGTTTAAGTATGCTTCGATGGGTTCAGCTTTATGCTTTCCCGTAGAAGCAATGGTGTTCTACACCCTTATTCAGTCCATCATGCATACGCTGGATGGCATACGTCCGAGTTCACGATCAATTAAGCGTTATAGCCGAAAGATCGATATCTATGGTGACGATATTATCGTTCCCGTAGAATACGCGGACGCTGTCGTGAATTACCTAGAGAGCTACGCTCTCAAGGTTAACGTCAGCAAATCCTTCAAGGCAGGTGCCTTTAGGGAAAGTTGCGGTGCGGATTTCTACAATGGTGTTCCGGTTAATCCGGTATACGCCAGAATGGAGCCGCATGACGATTCACGACGCTGGGATGCAAGTTCCGTAATGTCTTGGAATGCGACCGC